ACGAACTTGCCATGTCGCAGTCGATCAAGCAGTTCACGACTGGTAGCCGCGCTGGCGCCCACACCGTGACCACGACGATTTCGACTCAGGGCGCTTCGGAGATTGCGATCACCGGCTCTGGCACCGAGACCATCAAGAAGGGCGACGTGTTCACGATTGCCAACGTGTTTGCGGTCAACCCGCAGACCCGCGAATCGACTGGTTCGCTCCAGCAGTTCGTGGTGACGGAAGACGTGACTGCCGCTGGCGGTGCGTATGCTGCTGTGAAGATCAGCCCGGCGATCTACACCTCTGGCAACGCGCTTGCTACGGTTAACTCGTTCCCGCAGTCTGGTGCTGCTGTGACGTTCTTGGGTGGCGCTTCGAGCCAGTACCCGCAGAACCTCGTGTACCACCGCGACGCGATTGCGTTTGCCACGGCTGACCTCCTGCTCCCGCAGGGCGTTGACATGGCTTCGCGTCAGGTCCACAACGGTGTCTCCATGCGCGTTGTTCGTCAGTACGACATCAACAACGACCGTATGCCGTGCCGTATCGACGTGCTGTATGGCTACTCGGTGATCCGTCCGCAGATGGCTGTCCGCCTCTGGGGCTAATGATTAACCTATCTTTTTGGAGTAACTAAATATGGCACTTCCTAATGGTTCTGGTGGGTATCAAGTAGGCGCCGGTAATGCTGCCGAGCCGTTGATGGGCGTTCTTAACGCCGTCACGGCTTACGCTGGCTCGACTGGCACTATTGCTGTGGCTGACCTTGAAAACGGTGTTTTCTCGGTTGATTCGGGCGGCACGGACGCCGGCACGTACTCGTTGGCGGCTGCCGCTGACGTGGACGACGCCGTCAGCAGCGCTCGCGTGGGTAGCACGTTCGACTTCTTTTGCATCAATCTCGGTGACAACGGAGCAAACGATGTGACCTTCTCGGGCACCGGCTGGACGTTTGTGGGTTCGGCTGTGGTTGCTGACGGTGCGTCGGGCCACTTCCGCGCTCGCAAAACCGGCGACGCTGCTTGGACTTGCTACCGCATTTCGTAATAGCAACGCCCTTGGCGGGGCAACCCGCCGAGGGCACCACCTAAAGGGGTATTGATATGCCTAATACACAGGCGATTGGTGTTGCTTTTGCGGATCAGGCGCTTATCAACGGCTCGCTTGACTCAGCCACGCTCGTTAATTCCAACGTGCGTAGCGGGTTTAGCGCAGCGCAGCAGGGCGCAACGATTGCGACAACGGGCAACAGCGACGTGTTCGTTATTGCTCCGGTGTCGGGCGTTTTGTCGGCTGCGTGGTTCTCAGGCGTTGATGCGTTGGCTGCAAGCGATATTAACTACATCACGTTTACTATCACCAACCTTGGTACGTCTGGGTCAGGCACCGCAGCGATGCTGGCGGCGACCGATGCCAACACCACCAAGTCAACGGGTGGCACCGCTTTGACTGCTAATGCTCGACGCGTATTGTCGCTGAACGGCACGGCAGCCAACTTGGTGGTGGCAGCCGGTGATCGTCTCCGTATCCGCGCTGCGGCAACGGGCACGCTCGCCAACACTGTCACGTTCCCGGCCTACATGCTCAACTTCAGCGTCTCGTAATATGTCCAATATCTACCTTCGCCACCCCAGACATGGGGAAAAGATTGCTATCTCGTGGATGGAAGCGAGGGAAGATATGGAACAAGGATGGGAGGAGTTTGACCCCTCTGATCCTGATGAGTCTGAACCCTCGGCGTCGTCAGATGTGGCGGCGCTGGGGGATTCTCAGCATAATGCGTTGAGAACGCGTCGCCGCCGTAAGGAGTAAATCATGGCTACAACTGCTGCCGATCAAATCAACGGCGCGTTGCGGCTGATCGGGCAGTTGGCCGAGGGCGAAGTCCCCTCTGCGGCCACCTCGCAGGATGCCCTCACCGCTTTAAACCAGATGCTCGACTCGTGGAGTACCGAGCGTTTGGCGGTCTACTCAACCCAAGACCAGGTTTATAACTGGCTGCCTAACGTTCGCACCATTACGATGGGACCGACCGGCACGTTTGTGGCTGAACGTCCTATCCTGATGGACGACGCTACCTACTTTCGTGACGCCTCGACCAACGTGTCGTATGGCATCAAACTGATCAATAACCAGCAGTACAACAGTATTGCGGTAAAGACCGTAACCTCAACGTATCCGCAGTTGATGTGGGTCAATATGACCTACCCGGACGTGGAGATTTACATTTACCCAGTGCCGACCAAGGTACTGGAGTTTCACTTCGTATCGGTACGCCCGCTGACGCAGCCTGCTGCGCTGGACACCGACTTAGCGTTCCCGCCGGGATACCTGCGTGCGTTCCGATTTAACTTGGCCTGTGAACTTGCGGCGGAGTTTGGTGTCGAACCCTCTCCGCAGGTACAGCGCATTGCTATGACTAGCAAGCGCGACTTAAAGCGCATTAATAACCCGGATGACCTGATGGCAATGCCTGCGGCGCTGCTTGTCAACCGTCCGCGCTTTAATATTTTCACTGGAAATTTCTAAGTGAAGACGCCGATCCTTGGGTCGTCGTATGTAATCCGGTCGGTCAATGCAGCCGACAGCCGGATGGTCAATCTTTACCCAGAAGTGATTCCTGAGGGCGGCAAGGAGCCTGCATACTTGCAACGCTGCCCCGGCCTGACGTTAAAAGGCACGTATGGCACTGGCCCGATTCGAGGGCTGTGGTCGCTAGGCAACTACCTTTATGTTGTTTCAGGTAACGAGTTTTTTAAGGTAGACGACACTTTTGACGCTTCAGTTGACTTGGCGTTAGAAGACGGCGGAGACATTCTGCTAGAAAGCGGCGGTGACTTGCTGGCTGAAGGCACCGGCGGCGTTTCGTTAGGAACCATCTCCGGCACAGGGCCAGTGTCAATGGCCGACAACGGCACGCAGATTTTTATTGCTGCCAACCCTGACGGTTACATTTTCAACAGCATCACAGAAGAACTCGCGCAGATTACTGACGAGGACTTTCCGGGTGCGGTAACGGTTGGTTACCTTGACGGTTACTTTGTATTCAACGAGCCGAACTCGCAACGCGTCTGGGTCACAAGTCTGTTGGACGGCTTGTCGATTGACCCCTTGGATTTTGCAAGCGCTGAGGGTTCACCAGACGGGCTAGTATCCCTGATCATTGACCATCGAGAGGCGTGGCTGTTTGGCACAAACTCCGTGGAGGTCTGGTACAACTCCGGCGACGCCGACTTTCCGCTCACCCGTATCCAAGGCGCTTACAACGAGATCGGCTGTATTGCGCCGTACTCGGTTGCCAAGATGGATAACTCCGTCTTCTGGCTCGGCGCAGATGCGCGGGGTCAGGGCATTGTGTATCGAGCCAATGGCTACCAAGGCGTGCGGGTATCTACCCATGCCGTTGAGTTTGCCATTCAAGGCTACGGCGACTTGTCGGATGCGGTCGGTTACACGTATCAACAGGACGGTCACACGTTCTACGTGCTGAACTTTACCAATGCCGACACGACTTGGGTGTTTGATGCTGCCACGGGTTCTTGGCACGAACGTGCTGGTTTCCGTAACGGCGACTTCAAGCGTCATCGCGGCAACTGCCATGCGCGGTTCAACGGCGAACCCATCATTGGCGACTACGAGAATGGACGCTTGTACGCGTTCAATCTGGATGTCTACGCCGATGCCGGTGCCACGCAGAAGTGGCTGCGTTCATGGCGTGCGTTGCCGACCGGCGCTAACAACCTTAACCGTACCGCTCACCACGCTCTTCAGATTGACTGCGAAACAGGCGTTGGTTTGTCAGGCTATGCGTTCACTGATCAGCAGTTTTTGGGCAGCGAACTGTCGCAAATTCTGCAAACCGAAATTGGTCAAGACATTATTCTGGATGTGAACTACACCACTGGCGCTGACCCGCAGTTGATGCTGCGTTGGTCGGATGACGGCGGCCACACTTGGAACGGCGAGCGCCAGGTATCCATGGGCCGCATTGGCCAGTACGGCACTCGCGCCATTTTCCGCCGCCTTGGCATGACGACCAAACTGCGTGACCGCGTGTACGAGATCAGCGGCACCGATCCGGTTAAGGTCGCCATTATGGGCGCTGAACTGCAACTAAGCGGTACGTCGTCGTGACCCAAAACATCACGCAAATTCCTGCCCCGCGTGTGCCGTTTATTGACGAGCGCACCGGCCAGATTTCGCGTGAGTGGTTTCGTTTCCTCAACAATCAGTATCAACTGACGGGTGGCGGCACGACGCAAACTACTATTGCTGATCTTGAGTTGACGCCTTCGTTGGCCGCTAACGTCGAGGACGAGATGGCGGTAGTCAAAGGCCAGATAGACGATCTGCAAAAAGGCCCGCCTCGGTTTGAGCCTGGTCTTATCAATTACGGGTCGTTTTACTCAACGCAGACGCAAGCAGCAGCCGTCATCAATACAGCGTATGCCATCACGTACAACAACGCTGATCCCGCGTATGGCGTTTACCGTGATCCAGCCGATAACAGCAAGATTAAAGTTACTCGGCCTGCTATCTACAACGTCCAGTTTTCTATTCAAGTAGACAAGACTTCAGGCGGTACTGGTCGGCTGTACATTTGGCCTGCTATTAACGGCACTGCCGTAGCCAACTCTGCGTCACTGATTCAGATTCAAGGCAACAATGCCGAAATCTTCTCTGCCGCTAACTTTTTCTTGCCGTTGTCTAACGGCGATTACTTTCAGTTGTACTTTTCCGTGGATGCGCTGGACGTGCAGTTGCAACAATTTGCTGCTGCCCCTCCAGTCCCGGCCATTCCTTCAATTATTTTGACTGTTATGCAGGTGTACGTATGACCGTTTATCTTTCAGCCTTTGCAGGAGCCGGGGCGCAGTTCTTTACCGACGACGGCGCCGTGCTGTCGGGCGGAAAGATCTACACCTACGACGCTGGCACTACTACCCCGCGAGCGACGTATACGTCTATTAGCGGCACTACGTCCAACGCTAACCCCATCATCCTTGACTCTGGCGGACGACTGCCCGAGGACATGTGGCTGGCCGAAGGCGTTAAATATCGTTTCGTGCTGACCGACTCTAACGACGTTCAGATCGGCGAGTATGACGATATTGCGGGCGTTAATGACATCTCCACCGAAAGCGTGGCGTGGTCAACCATTACCGGCACGCCGACGACGCTGGCGGGTTACGGCATTACGGACAGCATTACGGCAGCGACCGCTGCGGCGACCTATGCGCCGATTGCCTCGCCCACGTTTACCGGCACACCGCTGATCCCCGACAACGATACGGTTAGCGCCAACTATGCGGTCGGCTATCGAGAAGCACCGCAGGTATCTAAGACGGCTAACTACCAGTTGGTGTTGGCAGATCGCGGTAAGTCGATTCTGATGAACGGCACCAGCCTGACGCTGACTATTCCGGCTAACTCTGCCGTCGCGTTCCCGGTGGGCACCGTGATTATTATCGTCAACGTCAATACCAGCGCGTTGTCGATTTCCATTACGACCGACACGCTGACCTTGGCGAACAGCACCACAACCGGCACACGCACTTTGGCGCGAAACGGTTTGGCTACCTGCGTCAAGATTGGCAGCACGTCTTGGCTGATCAGCGGAGCGGGATTGTCCTAATGGGCGGCGCTACCTTAGCAGCGGCGATTGCAGGCACGACGGGGGGAGCCGGTGCCGGTGTATTCGACTTTTCGTCTGGGTCGGGTAGCGTCACGATTCCCACGGGCGCCACGGGCGTCACCATCGAGGTATGGGGTGCGGGCGGTGGCGGTGGCTACGGCACTGTCACCCAGATATTTGGCGAGTTCTTGTACGAACCCCAAGAGAACCCCGGTGGCGGTGGTGGCGGCGGTGCCTACGCTAAACGAGTCATTGTGTTAACCGCGCCAGATGCCCTTAAAACTATTCTGTACACTGTCGGTGCTGCCGGTAGAGGCGGCACGGTTGGTGACGCTGTGGGCGGCGCTGGCACCCAGTCTGTCGTTTACGCCGGAACCTACGCCCTAGACGAAATGATCTCTACGGGCGGCTTTGGCGGCTACGGCGGTATTGGCATATTTGGCAGCCAGCAAGGCGCTGGAGGCACGCAGACGGGCGGTACGGTGCCGCCGTCAGTAAATGGCAACGGAGGGGCTGCCTTTACCCAAACGGGCGCTGTGGGCATCGTAGGCGATAATAGCCTCACGGCTGGCACTGGCGGTGATGGTGGCGACCCCGTGGAAGGCGGCGATCCGGGCAAGGACGGTCTACCCGGTCGCGTGCGAATGGTATTTACCTTTTAGGTGACACATGGCAGTTAACGTAAAAGTCCTGATCCCGGCCAAGATTGCCGAGAACACGCAGACCACGCAGTACACGGCCACGAACGTCTCGACCATTATCGACAAGTTCACGGCCACGAATTACAGCGCATCGGCGGCTACCCTGTCGGTCAACCTCGTGACGCAGTTTGACGCGTCGGGCAACCAGAACTTGATCATCAAGAACAAGACCCTGCTGCCCTCAGAGACCTATACGTTCCCTGAGTTGGTCGGCCATGTGCTGCAACCGGGCGGGTTTATCTCCACGATTGCCGGGACTGCCTCGGCCATTAACATCCGATCCTCTGGCCGGGAAGTGTCGTGACCGAACTAGACCTGCCAATTCAGATTCCTACTCGGGAGCAAATTGAGCGGCTTCAGGACGAAGCCATCAAGTTGCCCCAAGCCGAATTGGCTACGGAACATTACTTTTCTAGCGGCATGTACTGCCGCAAAGTGTTTCGGCCTGCCGGGACGCTGATTGTGGGAAAGGTCCACAAGAAAGACCATTTTTTCCTCTGCGCTGCCGGGGAAATAATTGCTTGGACTGAGACTGGTATGAGATTGCTCAGGGCCGGGGACGTTGTAGAATCAAAACCGGGAACAAAACGTGTTACGTTGGCCTTAACTGACGCTGTTGGTATAACCGTCCACCAGACGGATAAAACCGACCTAGATGACATTGAGGCTGAGTTAATTGAGCCGGAAGAGGCAGCATTGTTTGACGCACACAACAATCTGAAGAAACCTCAGATTGAGAAACCTAATGAGGCATTGCCATGACTTGGATCGCCGCAGCCATAGCCACTAGCGCAGCCGTTGGCGCGTATTCTTCACGTCAAGCCGGTAAGGCTCAAGAACGAGCATCAGACCGCGCTGCCGAAGTGCAAAAGGAAATTTTCCTTGAGCAAAAGGAACTGGCAGAACCGTTCCGCAAAGCAGGCATTACTTCGCAAAACGAACTGATGCGTTTGCTTGGTATTGGCGGTGATGAAACGGCTGCTGATTACGGGATGCTGACTCGCGGCTATCGACCGGAAGACTTGCAGATGGACCCCGGTTACGCGTTCCGCTTGTCGGAAGGTCAGAAGGCGTTAGAGCGATCTGCTGCTGCTCGCGGTGGTTTGTTGTCTGGTTCCATGCTTAAAGGCGCACAGCGTTTCGGTCAGGACTTGGCCTCGCAGGAATACACGAACGCGTTTAACCGCGCTCAATCTCAATTAGGCACACGCCTCGGCGCCCTTGGTAGTTTGTATGGCGCCGGTCAAACTGCGACTCAGCAAGTTTCAAATCAAGCGGGTCAATACGGCGAAAACGTCGGTAACTTGTTAATGGCTGGCGGCGCCGCAAGAGCATCTGGCTATCTTGGCATGGGCAGTGCGCTGCAAAACGCTATCGGCCAATATGTGAATTACAACCAAGGGTTGAACTGGTTGAACCGCGCATATCCGCAAACGGGTCAGGGGTGATGTATGCCTATTAACCCACAGATCGTAACCGCTCAACTGCCGGGTATTCAGATCGAAAACCCGATGACGTTTGCCCGTAATGCGCTGGCTATGAAGCAGGCTCAGTCTGAGATTGCTGCTAATGAATTGGCTGCTCGTGAGGCGCAAGGATTTAACCAACTGGTTTCTGCGTCACGGCAGCCGGGTGGCGTTGCGTTGACTCCAGATGTGTTAATGCAAGCGGGCCTTTTTAAGAAGGCCAAAGAGTTGCAAGAAGCCCAAAATGCGATGACCACTGGGCAAAAAGAAGAAAATACGTTAGTTGGCGCGGAAATGGATTTGTCCAGAAGGATGCTTGAGGGCATCAGCGCATTGCCGCCTGACCAAAAAGCGAATGCTTATGTTCAGTGGCATGAGATGCAACATACAAACCCAGTGCTGCAACGATATTTTAAGCGCATTGGTCTTGATAAAAGCCAAGCCGATGCAAGGATTCAGGCTGCGCTGCAACAACCCGGAGGATTGGATCAGTTAATTGCGCAATCTGCGCTTGGCTTGGAAAAGGCCATGGCAAGAAACTTTGTCACCATGGATTTGGGTGCTACTAAAGAAGTTATCTCAATGCCGAGCGTTTATCCGGGCAGGGCCGAAACGGTGCCGGGTAGTCAACGCACAGTTACAGAGTCCCCAAATAGACCGCAAAACATTACAACGGTTGAAAAGGGCGATACGGCTGAAGAAGTTGAAAAGGCAAAGAGTCGCGTTAAAGAATACGACACCATTCGAGACAGAGCGGTACAAGGGCGCAGAACACTGCCAAGCCTCCAGCGAGCCGCTAGTGCATTGAATAAATTTGAAACTGGATTTGGCGCTGAAGCCACTACAGAGGCTCGTCGAGTTCTTGTTTCTCTTGGCCTTGCTGATGATGAAGCAGCCCAAAAGGTTCAAAGCGCGGATGCGTTCGCTGTTGCCGTTAAAGACAGAATTTTGTTTAAGTTAAGTCAGCAGGCTGGCACCCAGACCGAAGGTGACGCCCAGCGTGCTGAAGATACTTGGGCAAGTTACCGAAAGTTGACCGATTCCAATAAATTCTTGATTGATTTGGAAAAGGCTGTCATCGCTCAAGACAATGAGCAACTCAAGTTTTATGACGATTGGGAAGCAGAGAATGGAACTTATCGAGGCGCGGCGCAAGCATGGCGAGACGGCCCCGGAAGCAAGTCATTGTTTGATCGCCCTGAGATGAAAAAATACGCCGACCGAGAAAGCGCTGCACAAAGCGCTGCTAACCCAATTAGAGTAAAAACCGTTGAGGAGGCGGAGAATCTGCCTCCGGGCACGGTGTTTATTACACCTAATGGCAAACGAAAGGTGCGTTAATGGCACAACCAAGCAAGGTTGAAAAAGACGACCCGTTTGCAAAATTTGCAGATGCGCCGGAAACGGACCCGTTTGATAAATTTGAGGACTATGTCCCTGAAGAAACTTTTCCGCAGCGCGTTGTTAGTAGTGCGGCACAGATTGCTCGTGAGGTAATCAATCCTGCGATTGCTCCGTATGCCACGGTAGGTGGCGCTGGTTTTTTGGCTGGTGGTCCGCTTATGTCCGCCGCTGCTACGGGCGGTTTGCTTGTTGGAGACATTGCTTCAACCGTACTTGGAATGAAGTCGCCGTCTCAAGCGATCCGTGAACTGTATGGCGACGAAATAATTAGCGAGCCAACCAGTCGTGGTAGCCGAGCCTTTCGCACAATTGCGGAGTTTGGAGTTCCCGGCGCGGCCACCCCGCGTGCTTTGGAAACAGTCGCCAGCGGTGTTCGACCAGCAGCAGATTTAACGTCTGACCTTGCGAGGCAAATTGAATTTCGCCAACCGGCAAACGCGGTTGAGAATTACTTGCTGACAATGCTTGGTAAATCTCAGCAAGCCCCTGTTGGGCCGGGAACCACGCAGAATGTTTTGTCAGCGATGGCAAGAGACCCAGGCGTGCAAACCTTGGCTGCGCTTTCTGGTGGCGCTTCAACGGCCTATGTGGCCGATATTGGCGGAAACGAATACGCACAACTTCTTGCCGGTTTGGGCGGCAGCATGATTCCGAGTATGGCAGCAGCCGGAACCAAGGCTATAGGCCAGAAGTTGTATTCCCTGACCGAGCCGCTTTCTAAGAGTGGATTAGAGCGCGTTCGATCAAGAGCATTGCTGGAGTCATTTAATAACGACCCCATGAGGTTGCAAGCCGCAATCGACATGCTTGAATCTGGCATGACGCCAGAGCAGGTTGCTGTTCGCACAAACAACTCTTCCTTTGCCTCGTTACTAGCAACCACTCGATACGCCAAGCCGAATGTCTCTGACATGTATCGCGCTCGTGATACGGCGATTAATCAGCGTATGGAAAACGAATTGGCGGATGTAAACCGCCGATTGGCTAATGAAGCAGGCCGCTTGGAATCGCAAGCAATCATATTGCCTCGCGGAGTTCCGGGCGCTGATCAGCCCCGCATGGGCCGTCAAATTACTGTTGCCCGTGAAAAAGAGATTGAAAAGGTGCGTCGTGAAGTGGTGCGCCCTGCCTATGAGGCGGCATTTAACGCGGCACCAGATTCGTTCAGCATTGAGCCGGTAATTATTGCTGCGCGACAGATTGAGTCTGATCCGCTTACCCGATTGAATCCGAACTTGGCTGAGAAAACATCTCAAATCCTTAGCGAATACAAGTTTACGATGCCGAGAGATGTTGACGCAGGATTTGGCAGCGTAGGTGGCGAGCGTCTGCCTGCACGACCAGTTCCGCCTCAAGTTACTCTTGAAGGCGCTGATAGCATTATTAAGGCTATCAACATGGACGTTGCTAAGTTGTTGGGCAAGACCGACAGCGAGTCCCTTAAAACCCTATCGAACTTGTATAAGTTGCGTAGCGCGGTAGACGAGGCAATTAAGGTTGGCGTACCTGAAAAAGCCAATTCGCTTTATAAAGAAGCCCTTAATTTGTATCAAACGCGGATTGCTGCGCCGTTCAGAGAAGGCTGGGTTGCTAACCTTGAGCGAGAAGGCGCTACCGGCGTACAGATGGTTGCTCCGGCCAAGGTCGTTGCCACCATTATCAATCCCGCCGACCCAGACAATGCCCGTCGATTTGTGCTTGCGTTGAGCGACAACAAGAAGGCTATGGCTGCCACTAAGACTGGCATCTTAGACCTGTATAAGCAAAAAGTCGTTAAGGGCGCGAAGATAGCGCCTGAAGATCACGAAAAGTTTATGCGTGACCACGCCGCTGCGCTTGGCATATTGGACAACGCTGGCATGGGTATTCGCGCCGAATTGAACAAGTTTGGCAAGGTCGCCACAAGCGTTGAAGGGCGTCGATCTAGGTTGGAAGACCTGACACGCTATGTTGCGGAAAAAACTGCTGGCTTGACGGCAACGCCAGAGCAATCAGCAAGAACCGTAACGGCTGCTGCGCTTGATGAACCGGCTGTGCGTCAAGTTGTTGACGAGATTAATCGCACGCTAAATGACCAGCGTGCTTTCGTAAAACTTGTAAACGACGCATCTCGATCAAGCGGAGTCGGCCCCGGCAAGATTGTCGCGCAAGACCGTGAGTTGCCTCCTTTTTTGGACAGCAACGTCATGCTGGCTAACTGGATCATTGCCCGACTCAAGGGCAAGTTAGACACCAAACAAGCGGCTGACTTGGCCGTTGAATTGCTTAACTCTAATACTGCCGCTCGCGCTCTTGGTAACGCGCTTGAGGATCGAATCAGCGTATTCGGAACTCGGCGCAAGGCTTATCAGCGTGGCGCGGTTGGAGAGGCGTTGTTTTCCCCTTATAAGTTCCCACCTGCCCTTGCCATCACACCGCAAGTTCCGGCTGCTATTAGCAGAGAAGATCGGAACAAGTTGAGAAGGGAAGAGCAAAACCGTAACGCCCTAGCGAGGTAGTCATGCTTCAAGGCGCACTTAAGTTAAGTTTGGAGAAGTGACGTGGATTATCAGGCGGCTTTTAACATTGCGGTGGCAGTTGCAGCAGCGTTTGGCGGTTGGACCTTGCGCTCGATTACGACGAGCCTAGAGAACCTTCAGCGTGACCACAAAGAGATGATGCACCAGTTCGTGCGCCGCGATGACTACAAGTCCGCCTTAGAGCGTATCGAGCAAATCCTGACCCGCATCTGGGATAAGTTGGACGAAAAGGCCGACAAGTGATGTGGGCGGCATGGGTGCGGACTCGCGCTAATTTAAAAGTAATTGCCTGCGTAAGCGTACTGTTTGCAGCACTATTAACAATACTGTTCTT